AATCCCGGGTTTTCTAAAGATTTTGACGCGGTTGGCATAGGCGCCGCCGGGCAACAAGGAGTTCATAAAATAATGGATTGGATGCAGACAGACAAAGCCGGTAAGCAAGATTCCTCCGCTTGGCTTGGTGTTCCAGACAAAGTAAAAACCGGTGTCGATAATATCTTACATGGTGTTAATTTTTTAAAAACTGTTACTGATTCAGTAAGGGAGACTGCCTATAATGTCGAGAGCCCGGGAACAGGAAAATATTGGTTGAACGATTATGAGCCCATGTATGGTGTTCGATCTACGAATTTTATATATAGACTACCATATATGACTGATACTGTAAAAGAAATAAGTAATGCATGGAGTACAGATAGTAGTATTATTGGCGGATATACAGATATGATGAAACAGATAACATCTTTAGTAGCACCTGGTGTAGGTATTGATTTATCAAAAACATTTGATTTTCCAGACACTGGTCCGACACATGAAGTTAAATTTTATTTAGACAATACAATACCTGACACCGGTGAAAGTACAGAGTGGCAAAAGAATTTTAGATTTATATTTTTATTATTATATCAAAATTTACCTAATAAGCTAAGCAGAGTTGCGATCCAACCTCCTGTTATATATAAAGCAAACTTACCTGGAGTTTTTAGTTATAGATGGAGCTATTTAAGTAAGTTATCTGTAAATTTTATCGGAAATCGACGACCTGCAGAATTACAAGTTGCAGCTAATTCAGATAAACAAATACAAGCAATTATACCTGAAGGTTATGAAATATCATTATCACTAACAAGCCTAACACCAGAAACAAAAAATTTAATGTACGATGCGGTAGATGGACGAGTTACCTCGTCTGAAAAATCGGCCCCACAAAAAACATGGGAAGAGCGTGTTAAGGAAACCCCCACACTTAGGAAAATACCAAGTCGATGAAATCAACAACCTAAACTATGATTACAGATTTACAACAAAAAGATACATCATTAGACGATTCTAGATATGAGAACATTTTCAATCTAGCACGAGCTGATAAGTATTATTTTTATAATATTATTAAAAAGATTAGCTTTCCAGATGAGCTTAATACTAATATGTTTTACACGGTAAAGATTACTAGTGAAATGCCATGGACAACATTTGCTCATCAAGTTTATGGTGATCAAACATTATGGTGGTTAATTTGTATATTAAACAACATACAAAACCCTACAACTAATCCCGCTCCTGGGATATTATATAAAGTCATAGAACCGTCATTTGTTAGTCAAATACTTGCTGAAATAAATAGACAAGGATGATAATCATAAATTAAATAATTATATATGGGATATCCAAGTCCACAGACAGCTGACATACAAGATCCAGCTTTTCCAATAACTGCGGCGGGATCGGATTACCTCATTACTATATCTCTCGCAAGTATAGATCATACCGGGTTTACTACTTATATAACTAAAGAACAATTTGTAAAAATAATGTTTGATCATACGTATAAATCTCCATGGATAGCTGGGGAACTTATATTGACAGATGACGTTACTTCCTATCTTAGCAACAACCCAAGCAGCGATTTCGGTGGAGCAAAAGCTGCAGAACATTACGGGGAACAAACCGTAAGTTACGGAGATGAACCCTCGAAAACAATAAAAGAAGGAACACATGATATTAATAATGCACAATATAGTGGTCACCTTGTAGGAATAAAAGTACAGACACCAGCCACTCTAGCCACACGATGCAAAAAAATAACACTCGTCGATCAATATTTCTTTGTAACTAATATAGCTAAGAGTGCACAGTCACCGACACGGAGTCATTATTTCTTTGTTCAAGCTGATGCTGCGCCATTATTATACAGTAAAGAGCAATGGTCGACAAGTAATATTAAAACACATCAAGTCGAGAAGTATACACCTGCTGAGCGCAAGGCTGCAGCCCAATACGCTGATCGCGCAGTTACTGCACACACCGCGCGAACAAGAGACCCATGGGCTCAAAAGAAGAAGCTTTTTTTGAGCGAGCTAAAGAAAGGAGGAAAATCTGCGCTGAAGGAAAGCCTGGAGGAAAGTATCAGAAAAGCATCCGTGGGTGGTATTACTGAGGACTATTTTAATATCACTCGCACGGTGAAGGAGTGGCAATGGTCGGAAGGATGGACAGATCAACAGCTGAGACAAGAAATTGAAAATATGTTTCCACAGGGTATGCATAATAGAGAAGAGGTAGTACAGAATTGGATAAAAAACTTGTCTAGTGTTCCAGGTACTGAATTAGGTGTAGCTCCTGATCCTCTTCCAGAAGATATTACACAGTTTAGCGCTGATCAGAAACGAGTATTTGTTAGTGATGCAATAAAAGATATATTAGAAACATTTTGTAGTAAAGCTGATTATGATATTATCCACGACGAACGCTGGGATCGGAGCGGTACAAAGACTGAATTAAGTACAAACAGTACTCAGCGTCCTATTGATGCATTATTTTCCCTTATGTCGCAATATATATCTTTAGTAAATCAAGATATGGGGTTGTTAAGATTGCATGGCGGAAAATATTCGCTTACCTCTCTAACAAGCTTAATTACCAATTCAGGTCAATTTAATTATCACGACCAACCGTTCCTACCAAAAGAAAATTTTGCAGGCGTTCTCGAAATACAAACAAACGATACTAGGTCTAAGTATTCTAAAAAACAAGTTGATACAGTTTGGGAAAAACATATTTTTTCTATACCTGTTAAACAAAATAACATTCAATTTATTGATAAACAATCTACCGATGGGGCGGATAGTATTGTTGATGTTGAAGTGCATACATATGACCCTAATTCCAAAGCGTTCAAATTCATAAGAGAGCCAGGTAGTTTAAAATCAATACGAGATAAATGGTGGGAAAATATAGGTGACTCATTTCCAGATTCAAAATCTAAAGCTTTAAATGCTGGTAAAAATATTTTAACGGCGCACAATAAAAAATATGTTTATATGCATTCACAAACTATAGGAGATGAGTATAAGGGATTCACCGGTAAAGCGATGACACAGCAAAATATATTAGATAAATCAAATAAAGCCATTATAGATATAGTTGGTAATTTTGAGATGTCCGCCGCAAAATGTATAGGTATACATATACCAGGTCCTCATCTACAGACAGGTGCCCCAGGTATTTGGTTTATCCTTAATAATACAACTACAATTACTCCCAAGTCTTTTGAAACACAATTAATATGCAGTCAACTAGATACAAGTAAATGAGTTCAATACCATTAAAAACAGGAATACCAGAAGTAATAGATAGTAATTTAGCTAAAGATGTTGCTTTTCATATTGCGTATACAGACTATACTTCAGCAGCAGAGAATTATATAAATTTCTTAACATTAGCAAAATATTATGATAATGTTAAATATGCTCCCGATCCAATAACAGCTGAAGTTAATTTTTGGGAAGGTATAATAAATTCTAACTTAAATTTAAAAGAATCCTCGAGGAACCCTAAAGCAATGTTTGTTGTTAGAGAGGGTATAGATACCTGGACCGAAGAGCAAGATAATTTTAATAATGAATGGAATGCCAAAGTCGACAAAATTAGTACTGCATTTGATTTAGCTGGAGAAGATAGTAGTGGGGAGTTTGTGGCATGGTGGTTAGATAAATATCGTAAAGCTCATCCTAAAGTAAAAGAAATATTAAATGAAAGAATACCTAATATAGAAGATACTATACTTCAAAATATGTCGGAAAGTGTTGGATTATTATTTTCTCAATACCTTACTCCTCATCGTAGAAATATGCATTATGCGGATGAATTTGACCCAACACCTGATCTTGAATATAATCCTAACATTACACCTTTTCCATATAATAATATTATAGATGATAAGCTAGACATGGATACCCGTAAAAATATTTTAGGATTAAGTAAGCGAACTGAAGCTATTTTTGGACGTAACATGCAACAAGTTATTTACGGAGGTGAAGGTCAACCAAATACTGCACACGGAGAAAATCTTATTACTGATCATATTCATTATAAACGCTTAGCAGAAATTCATAGTGATATTATGATAGAAGTAGGGAGAATATTAGGAGGGTCATATAAACTACTATATTGGTTAACCTGTAATAAGATAGCTAACAAACAAGAGGCTGTACCTGCTGTACATTTAGTTGCAGTCGAAGGCTCTGTATATAGGCAGTTAGAGTCCTATCAAGAAGTAGATAATTTAATGAATGCAATTCAAGATTCTAATCGAATGTTTACTATGAATGATCTTAAGGCGTAGATGTTATTTTATCCGGATCTGCCACTTTTGTTTTTACATCAATAACATCTGCCTTTTGTAACAAACGTTCAAGTACTTCTTCTCTGCTTAACATTAATGCATGTTGCTGGTCGGCTGATTGAAGTTCTTTTTTTGAATCAATATCTAACTGTTTTGCTTTTATTGTAGTGTTAGACTTTTTATCTTGAACGACTAATTTATTTAACGTGTCAATTGCTCCGGTAGATGCTTTAATTAATTCTGCAAGAGAAGATACATTTTCTGCTTCAGGCATATGATGTACTACCTCTTTCATATTATCTATTAACTCTAAGGAGTCTTGAATTAATTTAGATGATTTTTGTATAATAAAATCTTCAACTTCGTCTTTAGAAATATTAAATCTCTCCGACTGCTGTGCTAATTCTTTACTAGCTTTAGGTACAGTTTTTAACTGTGATATCAAATCTGCTGGATCAATGTCATCCATAAAAGTATTTACTTGAAAAATCTAAATTATATACTATATTCATTGTATGGACGATTTTCAACCATTACAATACCAATCATTAAGTGACACAAATGTAACCTCGTGTGATAAAGAGATTGAACTTAAAGTTGTCAAAACTCACCCCGATGCTAAATTACCACATAGAGCTCATGACAGTGACTCTGGATATGATGTGTATAGTGTAGAGGAAGCCATTGTACCGGGCAACGGCTCTGTAGTAGTCCCGGTGGGTTTAACGTTAGCCTACATTACACCTGGCTATTGGTTCCGAGTAGAACCAAGGAGCGGGTTAGGATTTAAACATAACCTTCAACCTCATTTAGGTATTATTGATAATGGTTATAGAGGAGATCTTGGAATTAAATTGTATAATTTTAGCAATGTAAATATAACCTTAATTAGAGGTACCAGAATTGCTCAATTAGTATTATATCCTCATATTACAGCAACAGTTTCTGAAACAGATAAAATTGATGACACTGAGCGAGGCGAAGACGGGTTTGGATCTACTGGATGACAATTTCTGATATTTGGTGTGAAAAATACCGACCGAGTACTTTAGATGAAATAGTCTTAGATAAAAGTACTAAAACTTATTTTAATAAAGTACGGTCAGAAGAAAATATACCTAATGTTTTATTTGTAGGTAAGCCTGGTATAGGTAAAACTTCTCTAGCTAAAATTATTGTAAAAAATATTCTTAAATGTCAATATCTCTATATCAATGCGTCGGATGAAAACGGTATAGATACAATCCGTACAAAAGTTTTAAACTTCGCGCAGACAAAGAGTCTCTTTGGGCAAATTAAGGTTATAATACTTGATGAGTGTGATGGATTATCTATTGATGCGCAAAAAGCGCTACGTAATTCGATAGAAGAGTATCACGACTTAACAAGATTCGTTTTAACAGCAAATTACAAACACAAAATTATTCCAGCACTACAAAGCAGATGTCAAATATTTAATATTAGCTATGATAAAAAAGAATACTTAGCTAAATTAATATCTATTGTTAAAGCTGAGGAGCTGAAAATTAATAAAGAAGATTTTACTAAAATTATAGATAATTGTTATCCAGATTTCCGGAAAGGTATTAATGCGCTTCAAAAATATTATCTTTCAAATGGAAAAGAAAATAATTGTAACAATACAAATGAACTTCTAGATGGGTTAATGGATCTGTTAATTCAAAAAAAATATTTCTTAATTCGTAAAGCAATCATTGAGAACGAAGCATCATTTAACAATGATTATGATGAGTTATTTAAACGGCTATTTGATTATATGTATATAAATCCTATGCCTGAAGAAAGAAAAAGAGACTGTCTAATTACAATCTCTAAATACTTTTATCAGAATAGTCAGTGTATAGATCAAGAGATCAACTTCTATTCTTGTATACTCGACTTGAGCGCTTAAGGTAAGTAATTTGCAGTACCTAACTTATAATTACCATCAGGTACCTTAGTTTGCTGACCTATATCAATTGCTTTATCTTCTACATCTTTAGGCTTTAAGGTAACTTCAGCATCTTCACTCTTAATCCGTTGAGTACCTCTTGCTTCATCCCAAGACATATCAAATTCAAGAAGATTTAATGGAATCGTTATACTATGTGAAAAGAATCCTGGATTAGTCTCAACTACAACGTCAGCAATATCCCAATCAGATGTAGATGTACCCTCGCGCTGAGTGGGAGATTTTTGAGCTACCTCATATTTTGCGCTTTTAATAGTAGAGAGCATAAGATATTTACCTTGCTCTACAAGAGTTAATATCTCATTAACATAATTTTGTTTTGCTTCATTAAGAGATTTATACCAATCAGATGTTTTAATATCTCCTTTAATCTTCACATAATCACCAGCAATAGGACCGACCTGAGTGAACTGACCAATTTGCTCTTCGAATAATGTATTGAACTTACTCATTTAAATTATTTATTGTTTTAAGCACTTATAAATTAAATAATTATACATGGCCATTAATCTTGATAGATTTAAAAGAGTAAGAAATACAGATGCTTACCGCAAATTTTCTTATGCTGATTTAAGTTTAGATATACAACTCAATAGCCATGTACCTTCTACTCCTGTAGGAATTAGATTAAATTCTGCAGATTTAAAAATAAGCTATGATCAAAATGCTATTTTTAATTCTATAAGAAACATCTTTAATACTAAAAAAGGTCAAAAAATCTTAAATCCTACATTTGGTTTAGACTTAGAAATGTTTTTATTTGAAAATATTACAAAAGATAATGCAGATCTTATTGGGCGAAAAATATATGATGACCTAGGTCTATATGAGCCTCGTATAACGGTAGATTCAGTCAATGTGGTTGCACATCCAGATGATAACGAATATGAGATTGATATAACTATTATTATGCCTGCATTAAACAATATGTCAGCTACTACTACTGGACGCCTTAACGAAAAAGAATTTAATTATATTTAATTATGAGCAATTATACAACTACAACGAGATCTAATTTAACGGAATTTAATCTACCTACAAACGCATATACTGGGTTTGATGCTCAAAGTCTGCGCACGTTAATTATTAATCGCTTAAACAACGACGAGACAATTAACTTTACAGATCAAAATTTCGAAGGCAGCAATATTTCTGCGCTTATAGATATACTTGCATATACATATCATACACTGTTGTTTTACTTAAATCAAACAAGCGGAGAAAGTAATTTTGCAGATGCAGAATTATATGAAAATATAAATCGTATAGTAAAGGTAATAGGATATAAACCGATTGGAAAACAAACATCTATTTTACCTATAACTATAACTGCAAAAGCCGCTTTAAGTACAGGTTATTATACTGTTCCAAAATTTGCCTTTGCAACTGCTGGAGGTCAAACATTTTCGTTTATACAAGATTTAACATTTGAAAACTTAACTGCAGTAGATGAAACTGTAATCCCTCTACAAAATACATTAGCATATGAAGGTACGATAGAAGAATATCCTCTTTTATATCCCATAGGTGAAAAATTTGAAACAATAAATATTCTACCAGGTGATAATGTAATAATAGATCATTTTAATATTTTTATTTTTGTTAAAGAAGCTAATGAACAAAATAAATGGTATGAATGGAAAAGGATACCGAGCTTATTTTTATCAAATCCAAATGATAGACATTTTGAAGTTACTTATAATGAAAATA